CGAGTTTCCTTTCGAGTATTAGCAAAAAATCGCAAGTACTGGAAGGTTACGACACCATGTCTGCCACCTTTGGGATCCCTCTGATTTGTTAGAAACTCTAACTCTTCAAAAGGATGATCCGCATGAACTCCCCCGTCTGCAGGGTAATCACGCGGTATAACGTAGGGACGAATCCCTACGGCGACCATATGACTACCCAGCACGTTGAGAGTTCCCAGCACTTCTTGATCCGTCCATCGTCGGCGTAAGCCGTTAATGATCGTGTAGAGAAATGCTTCGTACTTACGTCTAGTAAGTTGACTGCCGCTATCGCTCATTCCGAGTTGGAACGGGCGGACGTCCAACCCGCGGAAGTAGTCACTTCCGCAGGATTCTCTGAAACTGCCAAAAGCATAAGTTTTATCTTCGTTTATTACGAGTCCGAGTTTTGGAAATATTTCGGACACGAAGGGATGAAGACGACTGTCATAAATCAAGTCGTCCCCATAAGCGGAGACTTGGAGATTCTTGTGAAAGAATTCCAAGCTTATGCCCTTAAGTAGGGCCAGAAACACGAGCGTTTGCAGAGGAAAGGTAAAGCCAATACCCATCGTAGAGAATGTTGTTGTCTCGACGGTGGAACCGGCTAACCTAATCTTCGAAATCCTACCGAGCTTCAGGGCGTTAGCCCATCTAACCGGCAAGAGTCGATCAATCAATTGTACAGTGATATTATCACTGGCCAACGATTGGTCAGCAGTAGTGAGATTCAACTTCACACTGCCGACTCTGGCTAGCTCACCATGGATCTTTTGGAGATTCTTGATGTTATAGCCCACTGCAAGAAGCCTAGCGGTCAGAACCTTCCCTAAACCATTGGAGTACAAACTTCCAATGGTCGAGTTGGCCATGATCATTCGGCGACTTTTAAACGTCTTGGGGACTAGTACAGCATCGAGGGACTCAATCGCACGGTAGGCGGTAGATAAATCGCCGCCACACTGATCCTCTAAGTATTTACGAGGACGCGAGTTCCAAACCAAGTATCGGTGTTGAAACCATGCAATGTGAGCCTCAGAACCCGTAAGCGGTACCTTCCAGCGCTCTGCATAACAAGCGTCACGGAGTGGTATGCCAACGGTTGACTTTCGCGCAAAGTCGCAATGGAACAAGAATTCCTCCTCGTCGAAGTCCTTTAGGACTCCTTCGATCCAACCTTTCGCAAACATGATGACGCTCTTTG